CAAATCAAAAGAGTCCTTACAGGATCAGGCATAGATATTGAATCAGAAGTAGATTCTGACTACATTATATATTGCCCTTTTCACCCAAACCATCGTTCACCAGCAGGTGAAATTGATAAGCGTAGCGGAACGTTCTTTTGTTTTTCCTGTCACCACATTGCAGACCTAGTTGAAGTAGTAGTAAAGACCTCTGGTCGTACATACTTTGAAGCGGTACGCTTTATCAAATCCAAGGGTACAGAGTCTGACCTTACACAAGATATTAATCGTCAGCTCCACACTAAGCCAGACTACGTACAGTTTGACGAACTATTAATTAAAAGATTAAATACGCAAGCACTAGAAGGACCTCGTGCAATGCGATACTTCTCAGGACGATTAGTCACAGAGCAATCAGTAAAAAAGTTTGCTCTTGGCTTTTCTGAGAAACAAGATATGGTGACTATTCCTGTACACGCTCCAGACGGAATGTGCATTGGATTTGTGGGTCGTTCCATTGAAGGCAAGGAGTTTAAGAACACTCCAGGAATGCCTAAATCAAAACTTCTGTTTAACCTGCATAGGGTCAAAACAGCAGACAGGGTATATGTTGTCGAATCATCTTTCGATGCCATACGCCTTGACCAAGTTGGATTTCCAGCGGTAGCAACTTTAGGTTCTAACGTATCCAACGTACAGATTGAATTGCTTAAGAAGTATTTCAATAACATAATCGTTATTGCAGATAATGACGAAGCAGGAGGAAACATGAAGTCCAAGATCATTGATAAGCTTGGGTCTCGTGTATCCGTAATCACACTAGAAAAACAATACAAGGATATTGGAGATATGAAGGATGAAGATATTGCACAACTGGATGTCGCATTTGACAAAACCATCATATCTATGCTAAACTGATAACCTCAACAACACAAGGAGAAAACTATGAGTGCAATTAAGGGACTAAAAAATCTAAACGCCCTACTCGAAAAACCAAAATACGAAGGTACAAAAGTTCGTTGGCTTAAGCTTGCTGACGGACAATCCGCTACGATTCGTTTCGTAGAAGAGCTAGATGCAGACTCACCATACTTCGATGAAAGTCGTGGAGAAGCCTGTGTTTTTGCAGAGCACACCAATCCAAAGGACTACAAGCGTAAGGCTGCTTGTACCACGGATTCAGAAGGTCGCTGCTACGGTTGTGAAATGGCTCGTAAAGAGCCTAAGTCTGGCTGGAGAGCACGTAACCGCTTCTACTGCAACGTGCTCGTTGAAGACGGTCTTGAAGACCCCTACGTGGCTGTATGGTCGCAGGGTATCTCAAAGCAGTCAGCAGTACCAACATTGATGGAATACTTTGACGACACCAAGGGAATTTCAAATGTAGTCTGGAAGATTAAGCGTAATGGTCAGGGAACTGAAACCAGCTACACTCTTCTTCCAAAGGGACCAGACACAGAGCCTTTCGACTGGTCAAAGCATGAATTCCACAATTTGGAAACAGTTCTTCGTGAGATTCCTTACGCTGAACAGGAAGCATTCTACTTCGGTTTTGATGCTCCATCGGTTACATCGTCTACTAATACAGACTGGTAACAAAGGCTGTGCTGGGCAAACACACTAAACTGCCCACCTAACACGTTAATATGATATACTTAAAATATGAGACTTAACGTGCAAATAGGTGATACAAATAGTTTTGGGATTCAGGTTGTATCTGGACCATACAAAATTAGAAATCATAACTCTTGGGATTTCTTATGTCCATTTTGCAAAGAAACATTTATTGCCCCAACAACAAATTTTAAAGAGGCAAAGTCTTGTTATGATTGCAGAGGATTGGTAAAAAGAAAGTCCTCAGAGGATATTACCTGGAGAAATCACTACCTAATGTTAAAGGCTAGAAAGCACTCAAAAGAAAAAGGCTTTAATATAACTGAAGAACAATTTAAAGAAATATCTTCAAGAAACTGTTTTTACTGTGATTCAGAACCAATTCCAACAAAGGGACACAGAGACTGGTCTGCATATATTTTAACAAACGGACTTGACAGAATAGACCCAAGTATGGGATACTTATATAACAACGTAGTAGCCTGTTGCAAATGGTGCAATATGGCAAAATTAGATAGAACAGTAGAGGAATTTTATTCGTGGATAACAAAATTGTCGGAGCATCAAAATCGTATGCAGCACTCCACGTCCACTCGCACTATAGTCTCTTTGACGGAATAGCTACTCCACAGGAATATGTGGATCGTGCAGTAGCACTTGGGATGCCAGCCATTGCTATCACAGACCACGGATCTGTATCTGGACACCGTGAAATGTATCGTGCTGCTAAAGAAGCAGGTATTAAACCAATTCTTGGTATTGAGGGGTACATCACTAAAGACCGCTTTGACCATGAAGACAAGAAGGACAAGAACGACCCACTTGACCTTAACTATAATCACCTTATTATTCTCGCCAAGAATGACATTGGGCTTGAGAACCTTAATAAACTAAACGAACTTGCTTGGACAGAGGGTTTCTTTAAGAAACCTCGTATGGACTGGGCTATTCTAGAGCAATACAAGGAAGGGCTTATCGTTACATCTGGATGCCTTTCTGGGTATCTTGCTAAAGCTATTGAGGCAGATAACCTTGCTGCTGCAAAGATGCATCTTACGTGGGCTAAGGAAACTTTTGGCGAGGACTACTACATTGAAGTAATGCCACACAATCCTGCAGAGGTTAACAAGATGCTTCTTGATCTTGCAGACGAGTTTGGCATCAAGCCATTGGTAACTCCAGACTGCCACCACGCTGGCGTTGAGCAGAAAGAGATTCAAGAACTAAAGCTTATCCTCAATACCTATTCTAATAAAGTTGAGAAGGATTCTACGTACAACGGTTCGCTCAAATACGATAACCTTATGGACAAGCTTGACTATCTCTATGGTGCAGACCGTCAGATGTCGTTCAACAAGTTTGACATTCATCTGCTCTCTGATGAAGAGATGCATGATGCCATGAAAGCTCAGGGCATTGACCGTGAGGATATGTACGAAGCAACTATTGAGATTGTCAATAAGATTGAAGAGTATGGCATTGAAGATCACCGTGATCTACTTCCTGTGCAGTATCAAGATCCAGATGGAGAACTATTCAACCTTGCTATGGAAGGCTTGAAATCTCTTGGCTTAGACCAGAAGCAGGAATACGTTGACCGCCTCAACGAAGAACTTGAGATTATTAAGGCTAAGAACTTTGGTCCATACTTCCTAGTTGTACGCTCTATGATTGCTTGGGCTAAAAAGGAAGGCATTATGGTAGGACCAGGACGTGGTTCTTCTGCTGGCTCATTGCTTTGTTATGCCTTGAATATCACAGACATTGACCCTATTCAGCACGGTCTCCTATTCTTCCGATTTATCAACCCAGAGCGTAATGACTTCCCAGATATTGATACAGATATCCAGGACTCTCGCCGTGAAGAAGTCAAAGACTACCTTGTACGTCAGTACCGTCACGTTGCATCTATTGCTACATTCTTGCAGTTCAAGGATAAAGGTGTTGTGCGAGACATTGCTCGTGTACTCAACATCCCACTACCTGACGTTAACAAGGTTATGAAGCTTGTGGACACTTGGGACGAGTACTGCACATCGTCTTCGACTGCAGAGTTCCGTGAGAAGTATCCAGAGATTGAGAAGTATGGAGAGCAACTCCGTGGTCGAATCCGTGGTACTGGTATTCACGCTGCTGGTGTCGTTACATCCAAGGAGCCTATTTTCAAGTTTGCTCCAATGGAAACTCGTGTGGCTCCAGGCACAAAGGAACGCATTCCTGTTGTTGCTGTAGATATGACAGAGGCAGAGCGTATTGGTCTTATTAAGATCGATGCACTTGGACTTAAGACTCTCAGTGTGCTCGACGATACACTCAAGATCATTGAAGAGCGTGAAGGTATCAAGATTGACCTTCTGGGGCTTAACATGGAAGATCGTAATGTTTATAACATGCTTTCGGATGGATACACTAAAGGTGTGTTCCAGTGTGAAGCCACGCCATATACCAATCTGCTTGTAAAGATGGGTGTCAAGAACTTTAACGAACTTGCTGCTTCTAACGCTCTAGTTCGTCCAGGTGCTATGAATACTATCGGTAAGGACTACATTGCTCGTAAGCATGGTAAGCAGGGCATTACCTATCTTCACGAGGTTATGAAGCCATTCACGTCAGACACCTATGGCTGTGTTCTTTACCAGGAGCAGGTCATGCTTGCCTGTGTGGAACTTGGCGGTATGACAATGGCTACTGCTGATAAGGTTCGTAAGATCATTGGTAAGAAAAAGGATGCTAAGGAGTTCGACCAGTTTAAGAATGAATTTGTTAAGGGTGCTTCACGCTACGTTACACCTAACGCTGCAGAAGACCTATGGCACGACTTTGAGGCACACGCTGGCTACTCGTTCAACAAGAGCCACGCTGTAGCCTACTCAACGCTCTCGTACTGGACTGCGTACCTTAAGTACTACTATCCAATTGAGTTTATGTTTGCTCTCCTCAAGAACGAGAAGGACAAGGATGCTCGTACAGAGTACTTGATTGAAGCAAAGCGTATGGGTATCTCTGTCAAGCTCCCACACATCAACGATTCAGATGCCGACTTTAAGATTGAGGGCAAGGGTATTCGTTTCGGACTTACTGGAATTAAATACATTTCTGACAACATTGCAGAGAAATATATCGCTGCTCGTCCATTCCACTCCTACAAAGAACTAGAAGAGTTTACGTTTGGCAAGGGTAACGGAGTTAACTCTCGTGCATTGTCTGCACTAAGACTTATTGGAGCAGCAACATTCCCAGACAATCCTCGTAATGATGAAGAAATTCGTGAGAACCTTTACGACTACCTAAACCTACCAGAGTTCAATGCTTCTGTTCCACAGCACTACTATGCATACATTAGCGATGCAGAGGAATATGAAGAAAAGGGTGCATATGTTATACTTGGAATGGTAAAGGGCATTAAGCGAGGTAAGGGTTGGTCTCGTGTCGAAATACTAGACAAGACAGGTGCAATTGGTATCTTTGATGAAGAGCAGTCAAAGATTGAAGCAGGTCGCACGTATCTGATTCTTGCCAGCGACAATCGTATCACTACTGCAATTCCTGCAGACGAACTAAAGGGTAATACATCTGGACTACTTAAGTTGCTCAACTATAAGCAATTGCCATACAAGGACGATGAAATGTTTGTAGTTTCATTTAAGCCACGTATCACTAAGGCTGGTAAAAAGATGGCTTCTATGGTCATTGCAGATACTAGTCGTCAGCTACACAGTATCACAGTCTTCCCTACAAGCTTTCCAAAAGCATACATGAAAGTAAAAGAAGGGGAAATATTCAAATTCTCTTTGGGTAAAACTAAAGACGGAACAATAATAATGGAGGATGTATTCAATGTTTGATAAAATAACAGAACACTTGCACGAAATTGCAGTTGAAAAAGGATTCTGGGATCCAGTAGTAAGCAATGTATCTCAGGAACAAATCGATATCTTTATGACTAAGCAGTTGATGATGATTGTATCAGAGGCTGTAGAGGTTATGGAAGCTATCCGTAAGTCAAAAGGTCCAGAGGCAATTGCTGATGAAATGGCTGACATTCTTATTCGTACCCTAGATCTCTATGCTGGACTTGTAGAATTCGAATACACAAATGTTACGCTTGACGAAGCATTTGAAAAAAAGACAGCATTTAATAAAACACGACCAGAGAAGCACGGAGTAAAATTCTAATGACAGTAACAGTATATACAAAAGACAATTGTGTTCAGTGTGAAGCCACTAAGCGACACCTAGACAAGCTAGATATTCCTTACAGCACAATTAACATCACTAATGATATCAGTGCTCTTGATAAGTTGATTAGTTTAGGATATCGTTCAGCACCTGTTGTAGTTACAGACGATGATAGTTGGGCAGGATATGTTCCAGACAAACTCGATAAGTTGGCTTTCTAATGACTACTATGGAAGAAGCTCTAGCACAACTGGATCCACGCATCCGTAAGCGTCTATCTAACGGTGCAGGATTTAAAACTGAATTCCAGCCTACCCCTAGTTACGGTCTAAATCGTGCTTTAGGTGGTGGACTACCTTATGGTCGCCAGGTTCTTATTTGGGGGTCTAAGTCAAGTGCAAAGTCTTCACTCTGTCTTCAGATGGTGGGACTTGCACAAGCAGAAGGAAAGCTCTGTGCTTGGATCGATGCAGAGATGTCATACGATGAAGCGTGGGCAAAGAAGCTTGGGGTAGATACTGAAAACCTTATTGTCTCTCAGGCTCGTACTATCAATGAGATGGTAGACGTAGGCACAGCACTAATTAATGCAGGTGTAGATATAATAGTCGTAGATTCAATTACATCACTTCTACCTGCAATCTATTTTGAGAAAGACTCTGACGAACTCAAGCAGCTAGAAAATACCAAGCAGATTGGTGCAGAGTCTCGTGACTTCAGCAACGCCTGGAAGATGATTAACTATGCTAACAACAAAGTTAAGCCAACTCTGTTTGTCTTGATCTCTCAGTCACGAAACAATATTTCAGCAATGTACACACAGCAACAGCCAACAGGTGGACAGGCTACAAAGTTCTACTCGTCAACAGTAATTAAACTGTTTAGCTCTGAATCAGACAATCAGGCTATCAAGGGCAAGATCCCTGTTAGGGACAAGCTCATTGAAGAGAAGATTGGTCGTAAGGTAAAGTGGGAACTACAGTTCTCTAAGACCTCTCCAGGCTTCCAGAACGGCGAATACGACTTCTACTTCCGTGGGGACAAAGTGGGTATTGATGCCGTTGGTGACCTTGTGGACACCGCTGAGATGGCAGGTATCGTCTCTCGTACAGGTGCTTGGTATATTGTCTCAGACGACAAGAAGGTTCAGGGTAGAGAAGCCTTTATTAATTACGTTAAAGAGAATGACGACTTCCGTAAATCTATCGAGGACCAGTTAAATGGCAGCTAAGTATGATGTTCATAAAGGTAAGTTTAACTGCCATACCTGTAAGACAGAGGTGGGTTCTGTTCGTTGGTATTGGTCACTAAAAGAATTGACGTGGATGTGTCCAGACGGACACTTAAGTACAGTTAATCTTAACACCAAAAAAAGTAAGGAAATTTATGAGCGAAAAGAATGAAAGCAAAAGAATCGGTGCAAAACAACACAAAAATTCGGGACGTAATACGACCAAGGGTGATGCTACTTGGGGACAGTTTGTTGTTGATTTTAAAGAAGTGTCGAAATCGTTTACTCTCAACAAGGAAGTATGGGCTAAGGCTACGACTGATGCAATTCGTGGTAACAAAGACCCAGCAATTATTGTTGTACTTGGCGAGGGTAATTCTAAAGTAAGACTAGCAATCATTGAGCTAGGAATCCTAGAACAATTGACTGAATCACAAGAGTAGTGTATAATAGAAGGATAGTAGAAATTGGAAACAATGGAAGAAACAAAGACAACATTAGAAAGAGTCAACGGTCTCTCGGAGATCGCTGACTTTATGAACGATGAAGAGCTTACCGAAGCTCTTACGTTTATTGCAAAAGTGATTTTTAAACCAGAGATTCCTGCACAGGTAGCCTCTATTGAAATTGTAAGACTTCAAGCCATTGCTGCTAAAATGTCGTTCAAGGCTACTTGGATGGCAAACGTAGATAAAGGAGACAGAGCGAAGAAGAATATTTATTTTACAGCTGCCGCATCAATTAATGAGCTAGTAGCTGCACTTAAATATATTATTCGCTAGAAAACATTATGGCAAAAAATCTATTAAATCAAGTTATGCTCAAGGGTGCATCCGACAAGAAGAAAACCTTCTTGGATACAGATGAGCTTATCCAAAAGATTCAGCACGGATATATTATTAGTCGTGTTGACAAGCACCAGCAGAAGAAGACCTTTGCACCAAGCACAATTGCATTCTCTCATGGAGAGTGTCCTCGTTATTGGTACATTGCTTTTGAGGGTGCAATATTTACAGACAACGCAGATGCTTATGGTGGAGCAAACATGACTGCTGGTACAAAGTCACACGAACGTATCCAGCAAGCTATGGCTAATGTACCAGACCTTCTCGTTGATTCTGAATTTAAAATCACAAGTCAGGACCCACCCATCTTTGGTTACGGCGACGTAATCCTCAAGTGGGGTGGAGAAGATTTGCTTGGCGAAATTAAAACAATGCCAAACGAAGGATTCGAATATCGAAAAGCAGCAGGTAAGCCAAAACTTGGTCACCTAGTACAGCTGCTTATCTATATGAAAATTCTGGGGAGAGAACGTGCGGTACTAATCTACGAGAACAAGAATAACCACGAGTTGCTTGTACTCCCAGTAGTACTAAACGATTATCTTAAAGGGTGGGTAGACAATACGTTTGATTGGATGAGAGAAGTTCGTGCTGCTTGGGAAAAGAAAGAACTCCCAACTAAGAACTACCGATCAAACTCTAAGATTTGCAAGACTTGTCCAGTAAGGGCAACTTGCGATATCGCTGGTCCAGGGACGCTACAAATAAAGTCTATGGAGCCAATCAATGAAGCATTGTCAATGGTGTGATAACCAGTTTAAACCAAATGTATCTTATCAGATATACTGTTCTGCTGATTGTAGAGAAAAAGCAACAAGAGAAAAAATAGCTGAACGTTATGCTAGAAATCGTTTACAAAAACTTTCTCGTAAAAATAGAAAATGTAAAAATTGTGGGTCAAAGCTATCTATCTATAATGATGAACCGACCTGCTCTGTATGTGACATTAATCCTTCAGAGGTAAATAAAGTATTAAAAGAGTTAAAGGAGATAGCCGATGGTAAAATTGAGCTTAATTAATCCAAAACCAAAAACAGTTTGCTCAATTGATGCAAGCACAAACAGTTTAGCCTTTGCTATCTTTGAAGACAAGTCTTTAATTAGATTTGGTAAAATTAATTTTGTTGGCAGAAATACATATGAAAAAGTTGGAGATGCAGCAAAGAAGTGCTTGGCTTTTTTTAAACAATTTAATATTGATTCTATTATTATTGAGCACACTGTATTTATTAATAGTCCTAAGACTGCTGCAGACCTTGCACTTGTTCAAGGGGCTATGCTTGGATCAGCTCAAATTAATGGCATAAAGATTGCTGGATCAGTTAATCCAATTACCTGGCAATCATTTATTGGTAACACAAAACTCTCGGCGGTAGAAAAGCAACAGCTTCGCAAAGAGAATTCTAACAAATCCGAATCTTGGTATAAGGGGCAAGAACGTGAAATCAGAAAACAAAAAACAATACGCTATGTTAGCACGTATTATAATAAGTCTATTAGTGATAATGACGTGGCAGATGCTATTGGAATTGGTCACTGGGCTATCCACAATTGGGAAAAAGTTGACAAATAAGCTTATGGCTGGTAAACTATATACTAACGAGGCTTGGCTCAAGAAGCGTTACTGGATGGATAAAAAAACTCCAGAAGATATTGCTAAAGAGTGCGGTGTGTCTGTTGAAACAATCTATGTGTACCTGGCAAAGTTTGGATTAAGGAAGTCGAGACGATGAGTGAAAATCTTAAAATTACAGTAGACCAAGTTAACCACCCACCACACTATACACAGGACCCAAGTGGTGTTGAGTGCATTCAGATAACACGCCACCGTAACTTTAACGTAGGTAATGCATTTAAGTACTTGTGGAGGGCAGGGCTTAAAGATCAGGCTAAGACAATCCAAGATCTTGAAAAGGCTATCTTCTATATTCAAGATGAAATTAAACGACTCGAAGGAAAATTCTAATGGCTAGATTACGTAAAACCGATTTCCCTAGTGTTGAGATTAAAGACCCATTTATCCGTGTACACGAAATGAAGTATGAAAACTTTGTGATTGAACGTGGAGATCTTATCAGGATTACTGGAGAGTATGGCACACGCTTTAAGTTTGAGTCTATTACGACTAACCCAGCAAACGATGCCGTGTGGGTAGACTGCTTTGAAATGTGGAGAGGTCGTCAGGGAGCATACCGATCATTCTCTATTGACCGTGTAAAGCGTATTCCAAAGCGTAGACCAAGGAAGGCTAAGCCTAGTGTCGTTTGAAGACCTTACCGTAGAGCACCTTGATGAAATAAACAGGGTTGTAGAAAAGTACCTTCAAGGTTCTGAACCTACACAGATTTCTAAGGAGCTTGCACTTCCACGTCAAAAGGTTGTTGCTCACATCAACCAGTGGAAGCTTATGGCTGCAGACAATGCTGCAATCCGTGCTCGTGCTAAGGAAGCCCTTGTAGTAGCAGACACACACTATAACAAACTAATCAGTAAGGCATATGAGGTTATCGAAGAGGCTACCACTATTTCAAATCTTGGTGCAAAAACTGCAGGTATTAAGCTAGTCCTAGACATTGAGTCCAAGCGTATCGATATGCTACAGAAAGCAGGACTGCTAGAGAATAAAGAACTAGCAGATGAAATGCTGGAGATTGAGCGTAGACAGGATATCTTGAAAGACATTCTAAAGGATATTGCTGCAGAACACCCAGAGGTACGTGACAAGATTATGCGTAGACTCTCTGAGGTTTCTAAAAACCAAGAGGTGATTACTGTTGTCAGAGATGTTTGATGATTTTTTTGAGGTCCTAAAGGATAATAACTTTAAAGAGATTCCAGTAGATGCTAAGACCTTTGTCGAGGGTGAAGCATATCTTGGGCAACCACCCCTGTCACAAATTCAGTACGACATTGTAGAGGCTATGAGCCAAATCTACAAGATAGAAGATCTTATCGATATTCTCGGCACAGAAGAGGGAACTCGCTACTACAAGAAGTATACAAAGAACGAGGTTATCCTCCAGCTTGGCAAGGGTAGTGGTAAGGACTTTGTATCTACCGTAGCGTGTGCATATATCGTATACAAGCTTCTATGCCTTAAAGATCCAGCTCGTTACTTCGGTAAGCCATCTGGCGATGCTATTGATATTATCAACGTGGCTATCAACGCACAGCAAGCCAAGAACGTCTTCTTCAAAGGATTCAAGTCTAAGATCGAACGCTCACCGTGGTTTGCTGGAAAGTACTTTGCAAAGGTTGACAGTATTGAGTTCGATAATGCTATTACCGTTTACTCTGGTCACTCTGAACGAGAGAGCCACGAGGGTCTTAACCTTATCCTAGCCGTCCTTGACGAGATCTCTGGGTTTGCACAAGAAACAAACACTGGTAACGACCAGGGTAAGACCGCAGACAACATCTACAAGGCATTCCGTGCTTCTGTAGACTCTCGATTCCCAGACTTAGGAAAAGTAGCACTACTGTCATTCCCTCGTTATCCTGGAGACTTTATCTCACAACGCTATGACGATGTGATTATGGACAAAGAAATTATTACAAAGACTCACAAGTTTATTATGAACCCAGACCTTCCAGAAGATGCAGATGGCAATAGTCTAGAAATTTCCTGGGACGAAGACACAATTATTAACTATAAGTATCCTGGCATGTTTGCGGTAAAGAGACCAACATGGGTAGTAAACCCTACTCGCAAGATAGACGACTTTAAACTTGCCTTCTATACGGACCTAGGAGACGCTATGATGCGATTCGCCTGTGTACCCACCTATAGCTCAGATGCATTCTTTAAGCAAATTGAGAAGGTTCAGAACTCAATGACACTCCGTAACCCACTAGACACTAACCGTCGCTTTGACGAAACCTTTGTTCCAGATCCAGATAAGATTTATTATGTCCACGCTGACCTTGCACAACGCCACGACAAGTGTGCTGTAGCAATTGCTCACGTAGATAAGTGGGTAAACATTCAGGTAATTAAAGATTACCAGCAGGTAGCACCAGTAGTTGTAGTAGATGCTGTAGCATGGTGGGAGCCAAAGGTAGAGGGTCCAGTTAACCTATCAGAAGTTAAGCAATGGATTCAGAACCTTCGTCGTCTAGGATTTAATCTAGGGATGGTAAGCTTTGACCGCTGGCAATCATTCGATATCCAGAATGAACTTAAGCAGGTTGGCATTAGAACAGAGACTGTTTCTGTTGCTAAGAAACACTATGAAGATATGGCAATGCTTATTTATGAAGAGCGTCTCGCTATGCCGTCTATCGATATTCTATTTGAAGAGTTGACAGAACTTAAGATTATGAGAAACAACAGAGTTGATCACCCTCGCAAAAAGTCTAAGGACCTTGCGGATGCTGTTTGTGGTGCAGTCTTCGGAGCAATCTCTCACACACCTAAAGACCTAAACCTTCAAGTAGAGATTCATACGTTTAAGCAAAAACCCAAAAATCAACTTGCGGAAAGTGCTAAAGGCGTGATAGAATATAACTCTATACCAAATGATGTACGCGACTATCTTGACCAATTCAAAACAATTTAGGGGCATACAGTGAGTTTAGGCATTGTTTATTTTTCTAACTATTCTGGAAACACCAAAAGATTTGTAGAGAAGTTAGGGCTAGAAGCAGTCAGGATTCCAATTAAGGATTCTGATGATCCAATTATAGTACCAGATAGATACGTGCTATTTGTTCCCACATATGGTGGTGGGAGCGAGAACCACGCTATTCCAAGACAGGTTCGCTCATTCTTAAATGTAGAGATAAACAGGCAAAAGATGATTGCTGTCGTAGGTCTAGGAAACACAAACTTTGGGGAAGACTACTGCAAGGCTGCAGAGATGATTGCAGCTAAAACAGGTGTCCCCATATTAGGCAGGGTAGAGATATTCGGCACAGAAGAAGACACAATAACAATTAAGGAAAGGTTGGCGATGTTAGTATGACAAACGCATACAGTTACCACGAGCTAAACGCAATGCTGAATCTCTATGACGAGAACGGTCAAATTCAGTTTAACAAGGACAGGGAGGCTGCGAAGGCATACTTCCTTGACCACGTAAACCAGAACACAGTTTTCTTTCACAGCCTTCAGGAGAAGCTAGACTATCTAGTTGAGCATGAATACTATGACAAAGATGTTTTAGACCTCTATGACTTTGCTTTTATTAAGTCGGCGTTTCAGCACACATATGCACAAAAGTTTCGCTTCCCAACATTTCTTGGAGCATACAAGTTTTACACTTCTTATGCACTCAAAACATTCGATGGCTCACGCTACCTAGAACGATTTGAAGATCGTGTATGTATGACTGCTCTTATGCTTGCCAATGGAAACAAAAAGCTTGCGATGGACATAGTTGATGAACTAATCTCTGGTCGCTTTCAACCTGCTACACCAACATTTCTCAATGCTGCAAAGAAACAAAGGGGAGAGTTTGTTTCTTGCTTCCTACTCCGTATTGAGGATAACATGGAATCAATTGCTCGTGCGATTAACTCCTCACTCCAGCTTTCAAAGCGTGGTGGTGGTGTAGCCTTAAACCTTACTAACATTCGTGAAGCAGGTGCTCCAATCAAAAAGATTGAGAACCAGTCTTCTGGGGTTATTCCAGTAATGAAGCTTCTCGAAGACTCATTCTCCTACGCTAACCAGCTAGGTGCTCGTCAGGGGGCTGGGGCAGTGTACTTAAATGCACACCACCCAGATATCCTTAACTTCCTAGACACTAAGCGTGAGAATGCAGACGAGAAGATGCGTATCAAGACTCTTAGTATTGGTGTTGTTATTCCAAACATTACTCTAGAGCTTGCTAAGACTAACGAAGATATGTATCTCTTCTCTCCATATGACGTTGAGCGTATCTACGGATTACCTATGAGCGATATTTCAGTTACTGAAAAATACCAAGAGATGGTTGACAACCCTGAGATTCGCAAGACTAAGATTAAAGCTCGTATTTTGTTTGAGCGTATTGCTGAACTTCAGTTTGAGTCAGGGTATCCTTACATTGTCTATGAAGACACAGTAAATGATGCCAACCCAATCGATGGTCGTATCAATATGTCAAACCTTTGCTCTGAGATTCTTCAGGTCAATACGCCAACAACATACAATGCTGACCTTAGCTACGACCAGATTGGCAAGGACATCTCTTGTAATCTTGGTTCACTAAACATTGCTGCAGTTATGGATGGTCAGAACTTTGAAAAGACTATTGAGACATCTATCCATGCATTGACAGCAGTTGCAGATATGTCCTACATCGAATCCGTAATGTCAATTGCTGAGGGCAACAAGAAGTCTCGTGCCATTGGTCTAGGACAGATGAATCTACACGGCTACCTTGGTCGTGAGAAGATTCACTATGGCTCTGAAGAGGGTATTGACTTTACTAACATCTATTTCTACACTGTATTGTACTACGTTCTAAAGGCATCTAACAAGCTTGCTAAAGAGACTGGAAGCCCATTCGACGGCTTTGAGCGTTCCAAGTATGCAACTGGTGAGTTCTTTACCAAGTACATTGAGCAGGAATGGAAGCCAGCAACTAAGAAGGTTGCTAAGTTATTTACAGATTCAAAGATTAACATTCCAACACAGCAGGATTGGGAATCACTTGCTAAGTCTGTAAAGAAGCACGGTATCTACAACCAGAACCTTCAGGCAGTACCACCTACAGGATCAATCTCATACATCAATAACTCAACATCATCGATTCACCCTATCGCTTCTCAGATTGAGATTCGTAAGGAAGGAAAGCTTGGTCGTGTCTACTACCCTGCACCATTCCTTACAAACGATAACCGTGAATACTTTGCTGATGCATATGAGATCGGACCAGAAGCTATCATTGATACCTACGCTGCAGCTACACAGCACGTAGACCAGGGGCTATCACTAACCCTATTCTTCAAGGATACTGCTACAACACGTGATATCAACAAGGCACAGATTTATGCCTTTAGTAAGGGAATCAAAACAATTTACTACATCAGAATTCGACAGCTTGCTCTTGAGGGAACTGACGTATCAGAGTGTGTAAGTTGTATGCTTTAGGAGGCAAATATGATAACAAGACCAATTAATTGGAACAAAATCCAGGACCCAGTAGACCTTGACGTTTGGAATAGACTGACAGCAAACTTCTGGTTACCAGAGAAGGTTCCACTTTCAAATGATGTACAGTCGTGGGCTACATTGCACGAGGACGAAAAGATTCTTACAATGCGTGTGTTCACTGGACTAACAATGCTTGACACAATTCAGGGAACAATCGGAGCAATGAGCCTGATGCCTGATGCTCGTACACAACATGAAGAAGCAGTCATTACTAACATTGCCTTTATGGAGTCGGTACACGCCAAGTCGTACTCAAGCGTATTCTCTACTCTATGCTCAACTACAGATATCGACGAGTCATTTCGATGGAGCGAAGAGAATCCATTCTTGCAAAAGAAAGCAGAGATTGTTTTAAATCGTTATCGTGGAGACGACCCATTCAAACGTAAGATTGCCTCAACACTTCTTGAGTCGTTCTTATTCTACAGCGGATTCTATCTTCCAATGTGGTGGTCAAGCCGTGGCAAGCTAACTAACACTGCCGATCTGATTAGACTTATCATTCGTGATGAAGCGGTACACGGTTACTACATTGGATACAAGTTTCAACAGGCATACAACGAATTGCCAGAGGCACAGCAGGAAGAGTTAAAGTCATTTACATATGAGTTGCTTATGGAGCTTTATGAAAACGAAGTAAGGTACACCGCAGACCTATACGATCCACTTGGTCTTACAGAAGATGTAAAGGCATTCCTTCGATACAACGGAAACAAGGCTCTTATGAATCTTGGATTTGATGCACTATTCCCCAAGAAAACTTGCAATGTCAATCCTGCCATTCTCTCAGCCCTGTCACCTAACTCAGACGAGAACCACGACTTCTTTTCTGGCTCTGGCTCTTCCTACGTCATTGGAAAGCACGAAGCCACAGAGGATGAAGACTGGGACTTCTAACTAAATACATTAGAATTGGGCTACTCAGGTAGCCCCTTTTTTGTATAAATCAGATATAATAGAATAGTTAAGCTTTTAAGCTTAACGAAGGAGTGATATATATATGGAAATCGAAACATTTAAAAGAGTTGCAGGAAGAATCGTTGCATTGTTCCTTGTCTCAGCACTAACAACAATTGGTGCTGGTGCTATTATTGGAATCGACACACTACAGACAGCAATACTTGCTGGAGTTATGGGTGTTGCTAACGTTCTTGAAGATCTTTCTCGTGGATATCTTAACGACGGTAAGCTATCTGAAGCAGAAATCAATGCAGCATTTAAAAAAAACACACCACCACAACAGTAATAACTTGACACCCCTCTTAGGTTCCTGTATAATAGGTATATAACTTAAGAGGGTTTGTCTATTCCTCCTTAGCTCAACGGCAGAGCGTTTCACTGTTAATGAATTGGTTCGTGGTTCGAATCCACGAGGGGGAGCAATGCTATAATTAATCATGGGTAAAATTTTAATATTAACAGATGCATGGTCACCTCAAACAAATGGGGTAGTCACGACATTAAAAAATCTAGTAAAAGAGCTTGAAAAAAAGTATGATGTACATGTAATACATCCAGGACTATTTAAAAGCGTCACTCTTTCTTTTTATAAAGATATATCATTGGCTATACCAATAAGTATATTTAAGATGATCGATGATTATGATCCTGATTATATTCATATTGTTACTGAAGGTCCAATTGGTCTGGCTGGCAAAAATTATTGTCAAATAAAAAATAAAAAATACAACACCAGCTTTCACACAAATTTCCCATACATGATGAAAGATATTTTTTATGTTCCAGAAGATATTACATGGGAAACAATGAGATGGTTCCATGAGTCAAGTGAAAAGATTTTAGTTACAAACAAAGATATGAAAAACATCCTGCAGGAAAAAGATTTTAAAAACAAGATTATTCTTTGGTCTAGAGGAATAGATACAAAGAAATTTTTTTTTACAGAAAAGAAAACTAAATCTGAAAAAATAATTGTTTTATGTGTAAGCAGAGTAAGCAAAGAAAAAAACTTAAAACAATTTTGTAAACTTTCGCTAAATAAAAAATATGAATGTGTTTTAATTGGAGATGGTCCACATTTAGAAAAGCTAAGATCTAAATATCCAAAAGTAAGGTTTATTGGTAAGGTAGAAAATAGTAAACTAAGATCTTGGTATGCTTCAGCAGACGTATTCTTTTTTCCAAGTTTATTTGATACGTTTGGAATTGTAATGATTGAAAGTATGGCTTGTGGAACACCTGTTGTTGCTTATGATGTTACTGGTCCAAAGACAATTATTGAAAATAGTGTTAATGGATATTTAATAAAATCTGAAGATGATATACACAAGGCAATCGTAAAAGCCTCTAGACTAAATCGTGTAAAAGTTTCAAACTCTGTAAAAAAATATACTTGGGAAAATGTGGCAAAAATATTTATAGAAAATTTAACTAAGACAACAACCTGATATAATAGTATTAATATGAAGATTGGTTTAGGATCAAGTAGCGTTTATCCCTTAAGTTTAGAATCGGCTTTTAGGTTAAGTTCTGAGCTTGGGTTTGATGGAATCGAAATTATGGTAACAGAAGATAAAGATACTCAAGATGTTGTAATAATAAAAAGATTAATTAAAAAATACAATCATCCAGTTTTGTCTATACATGCCCCAGTCTTAATTATGACCTCAAATGTATTTGGAAGAACCCCGAAAGAAAAATTAATAAGAACAGCAGAGCTTGCTAATGATCTTGGGGCAAAAACAATTGTAGTTCATCCTCCATATAAGTGGCAAGTGGTTTATAAAAATATCTTTAAAGGGCTTGTGGAGTCCGTAGAAGACACCTATGGCATAACTATTGCTGTTGAAAACATGTTTGGATGGAGTCTTGGTGGCAAAGAGTTTGATGTCTTTTATCCATCTTGGGACCCAAATGCTGCAGGAATAAGATCAATAACTTTAGACTTTTCACACTCAGCATCTCAAGGAGTTAATTCGTTAGATCTTGCAAGATCTTGGGGGAGCAAGATAAAGCATGTTCATCTTTGTGATGGTCATAGTCAAAAAGATAAGTTTCACATATTTGATGAACATTTAGCACCAGGAAAAGGAACACAGTTAGTGAAAGAAACTTTAGAATATCTTAGAGATATTGGGTTCGATGGATACATTGTTGCAGAAATTAATACAAGAACAAAAACAAAGAAAAAAAGAAATAAAATTCTAAAAAACACACTTGATTTTGCTAGAGCTTATACGCTATAGTTGATTATAGCAACACCGTTTTGTTTAAAAGTAAAAATTGTTTGCCGCCTTAGCTCATTTGGTAGAGCAGGTCCTTTGTAACGATCAGGTGCTCGGTTCGATTCCGAGAGGTGGCTCAAACAATCCTGGTATAATTGCATAGAAGGAGGTCATACAACTATGACTAAAGCACAATATGCAATTGATGGTCGTCCAGGAAATAAATGGAAGGTAACATCATACATGGGTTGGCGTATCCACCCAGTCCACAAGGACAAAAGACACCACAACGGTACAGACATCTGGTCTGCACAAGAGCCCTGCTGGATTGAAGCACCATACGCAGGTAAGGTAGTAGCAGTAGGCAATAACCCATCTGGGTTTGGATATTCTGTAACTATTATGCACAAGATCAGAGGTGAATGGTATACAACACTATATGCTCATATGGCTGCTGGCTCTATTAAGGTTAAAAAGGGTCAGAAGGTTGAAGCAGGACACCCTCTTGGTAAGATGGGCTCAACTGGGACATCAACTGGTAAGCACCTACACTGGGAACTACACAAGGGCAAGCAGCACACTTGGAGTGCTACTGGACAGGGATACATCGAGCCTGTTAAATTCTTTAAGCGTCTAATCGAGTGGGAGAAATCTATTGCTACCGCTCCAGTAGAAGCAAAGCCAGAAGATCCAGTACTTCCTACACCAACCCACGACGAGGCTGGTGCAGCTACTGCTGAAGCAAGCATTCTCGAACCAACTACACCAGTGGTCAAGAAGCCAGCACCAAAGAAGTAAGCAAACTAAATGGCTTTATATGATTACACCTGTTTAGAGTGCAGTCAAACAAAGACTATCACGAGACCCATCAGTGAAAATGAACCCACTGGTGGGTATTCGTGTAGCACTTGCAATTCTGCATTAACTAGGGTATACTCTAATATAGGCGTTGCTTTTAGAGGTAGCGGATTTTATTCCACTGACAAATAGGAGACATATTGATAGAACTAGAAACCAAACAGTGGACACTCACTACAAATGATCGATGCGATGCTTGCTCATCTCAGGCGTATGTACACGTCAAGGGCGTTGCAGGAGAGTTGTTCCTATGTGGACACCACTACAATAAGGCAGACAAAGTAAAGCTTGAAGACTTTGCTTTTGAAATTATTGACGAACGTGAACAACTTATTGAAAATCAATTAAAGGGTAATGACTAATGGAAGAAAATATCACTAGGCTTGACGAGTTAATTCTTGAAGGCGGAATAGAGGTTGCAAGCCTCTCTGAGTCTGGTGAATTTTTGTATAAATTTACAGACAAATTAAAGGACATTGATCCAGAAATTTATAACAATGTTATCCAGATGATGTATAAAGAGATTATCTTTCTTTGGGAAAACGGATTTATTTCTATGGATGTTACTGCAGCTAATCCCTTAATAACTTTAACAGACAAGGCATCCGACCCAGAAGCAATTGATAGACTTCCAGAGTCTGTACGACTAAATCTTTTTGCAGTAATTAGATCAATTGTAGAACAGTCGTAGTATAATTAATTAGGTGCTATGTTAGAATATTCTCTAGGTTCAATAATTACTGCAGCCACTATGTTTTTTACATATAGATGGTTGCAAAAAAATAGTGTTTCAATCAGGTCAGTAAAAATCATTAATACTCAAAGTCGTACTAACGAATTAATTAAACAAACCTTTATGCAAGATCAATCATTCCCACCAGCAAAAAGTCAATCAACAAAACATTTTGACAGCAGAAGTATTCGCATACTTATAGTAGATAGTCGAGCTTATTGGATTACTAACAATACTGTTTTTACAGCAGATGTTATAAACGGAGAAATTGAAAAAGAAACAGCCAGACAGGTTGACACAATGACTATGGATAAGGTACAATTAAAGAAGATGATATTCATTGTTGAAAAACTAAAAGAAGGATTGTAAAATGAAGGTCGGTATCCAAGGGACTAAAGCCTTTGATGATTACAACGTATTTCTACGTGCAATGCGTGTTGCTCTTTCAGAGATTAAGGAAGGCGATGAAGAATTTTTTATTTACACTTCTGGACCTACAAGAGTTAATGCTTTTGCAATGGAGTTTATTAACATAACAGAACGTAGTTTAAAATCTCAGGGTATCCGTACTAGAGTATTTAAATTACCACCAAAGGCACTAAAGGATTCTATCCATACTCTAGACTACTTTGCATTTTTTAGTAAGCCAAAAGAATCAACTTCTGATCTTGTGCGTGAGGCAGAAGATAAAGATATTGAAGTTGGGATTTTTAGATACTAATGGAGTATGACCTGAGTAACAGAGAAAAAGCTTACCTATCTGTCGCACGATACTTTGCTTCGAAGTCGAAGTCTCGTAGAATGCATGGTGCGGTAGTAGTAAAGTCTGGACGAGTAATTGGTACAGGCTATAATAAGAATCGTAATAATCCTTATTATGTATCCCCTGAGCACATCAAAACACATTGTTCTGTTCACGCAGAAGTTGATGCAATCAGAGATGCAAACTGGAATGTGAAGGGTGCTGTTATCTATGTAGCCAGAGTAAATAGCAATGGTATAGATAGAGATAGCAAACCTTGCATTCGCTGTCAGTCAGTAATTGATGCGGCAGAAATCAAAAAAGTAATATACACAATAGGAGAAGATAATGAAGATTAACTCTCTAGAACAAATGGAGACCATTGTAGAAAACAATAAGTCTCTTCTCTGGGATGGTTGGAATGTAAAAGAAATTACGCCATCACCAACTGGATGGACAAAGCCAAACGGCATGTTCCGTAATAACGAGTGGTTCATTCAGAAACACTACAATCTTAGATATGATGGTTGGGACATCCCCAATAAGTTTGTGAGGAATGATGCAAAGTGAGGACTGGAAAAAACAAGCACGATGCGAAGGTTACGACACAAACTTATTCTTCGACAAATATGAAGAAGATCTTGATCTCAGAGTAGGGATAGATAATCTTTGTGCAGGTTGTCCTGTTGCAAGACTATGTTTTGCCACTGGAGTTTCTCAAAAAGCTTGGGGAGTCTGGGGTGGGGTATATCTTGAAAACGGAAAAATCTCACGAGAATTCAATAAACACAGGTCAAAGGCTGATTGGGCTGAGACCTGGCAATCTTTAGTAACGGATAGATAATTATGGAACTATGGTCTTGGGTACTTGCAGCAATTGGCGTATCAGGAATTTACTTTGTTGGCAGAAAAACTCTTTGGGGTTGGCTAATTCTATTGTTTAATGAAATAATTTGGATTGCTTACGCAATGATTACTGAGCAGTATGGCTTTATTGTTTCTGCTGTAGCATATGCAGCAGTATACATTAGGTCATATCTGCACTGGAGGGAGGACTTAGATGTACACTGACGCAATGAAACGTGCTGTTCACTCAATTACTGCACCAAAAGGATTTGGTCTAGATATTGTTGAGCATAATACTGAAGGCATTACCTGGATTGAGCTGGTAGCAGATGAAATTAAATTTATGAAATTACTTGACAGAGACAAGCGTATTGCTGTAGAATATATGGTAAGGGTAAAATCTGCACTAGAAGATAATGGTGCAATAGTACAACTAACACGAAAGGCAGTGCCACAGTGATTGAAGCAATTACAATTGGAATATTTTCAATAGTAATCATAGTGCTAACTGGGTTGCTCATTAGAGAAAAACTTTTTACAAAAAACTTAGCAAACGAATTACTACAAGTAATGGTTGATAATAGAACACTATTAACAAAAATAGAACACAGGTCTACTGAAAAAGACATTGAGCAAACTGAAGGGTTTGTGAAATTTCTATCAGAGTCAAGAGAATGGGCATTCGAATATATCGAGACCGTTCAAAATGGCTTAGAAAAGTTTGTTGAGGTCGCAGGTCCACGACTTGAGTACTTCGACAAATATGGCAGGGTAACGGCAAGTCCACACATAGAGGGGCTAGAGGATATTCTAGCTGCATATCGTGAACTACAAAAACTGTTACCTGAAGAAAACAACAAGGAGAAATAATGAATAAGCAAATGATCGCAATGCTTGCATCGTATGGACGTAGCCTTTTGGCTGCTGGACTTGCACTTTATGCTGCAGGGGTAACAGAGCCAATGGAGCTTGCAAACGCACTATGGGCTGCACTACTTCCAGTAGTGATTCGCTACGTTAATCCAAACGATCCAGGTTTTGGTCGTGTACCAACACCAGAAGAAGTTGACGCTGCAGTTAAGACTGAAGAGAACTAATCTAGTACTAGAAGGTGGGCTATTTCGGTAGCCCATCTTTTTATTGCCCTAAAATCTCTAAGTATTTAGACTTTAATTGATTTGGTGCAAACGACTTATACCCTATGTCAAATGCCTGTTGTTTTTCTTTAGTCTTGTCAGACAGCCTTACATATGAATCAATCTTTTCTGCAAATTGTTTTGGGTTTACGTCATAGTAAATTACTGGTGCAGCAAGTCTTAGCAATCCTAGCTCCTCAGAAACTGTCAGCCATTCTTTTGGAAGAATAATGTTGTTTGGAGAGATGTCAGTCATAAAAACTGGTAGACCACTAAGCAGTGCTTCGTTCATAGGCAGACAAAGACCAGCATAGCGTCTAGGAAGAATCATAGCGTCAAAGCCAGTATACATATCCTGTCTATTTTTTACATTGTCAACCTCAACAGTAATCCTTGAATCTAATCTTTCAGTATTAATTGGTGTTTGACTTTTAATTACAAGCTCAAAGTCCTCCTTGGAATGCTTCATCATAGCAATCACACTATTAGTTCCATTACGATCATTGGCTGCTGCCTTTCCAGCAATATGGAGGATTCTTTTATGATCTTTTGAAGAATTAACTTGTAAGGCATTCTCAAATAATTCTGGGGGTGTAGGTGGTGGTAGGTAAACTACTTGTGCCTTATTAGCAAATCTTTTATGAACCTTTTTAATCATCCAGGGACTTGGAGATATAAGTACGTCAGCCAAAGGTTTCTTTTCTGGCTTTAAGTTTCCAAACAATTCGTAGTTATACTGCAAGAATGTCTTTACACCTTTTAATCTTGCAAGTGTCGGAGTGTTATCATTATAAAATGTTTCACAACTTAACAATACATCTATGTCTTCTAGGAAGTTATTCATTTCATCATCAGTTGGAAAGCCTTTACATATAACTTGATTACGTCCTTCATACCACTCAAAATGTTGCTCGTTTCCATTATAAAAAGTAAAATCAATAATCATAATCTTGTGTGGATTAAGCATATGTGTAAGTTCGTATGTCTGATTACCGAGACCAGTGTTGTCTGCCCTTACTATTATTCCTAACTTCATGCTTCTGTAAGACCCCAAGCCTCATCATCGCCAGTAAATTTTTTCATATTTTTTCTTCCATCCAAGTTATTTACAACTCTAATATCATCTTTGTCTTGTGGGTTATATAGCCAAAGTCTGTGAGACATCCAACCATCCTCATTATCTTTGCAATCAGAGAGAAGTTTGCCATAAAACTTGTCCTCAATAAAAAGTTTGGGGGTAGTATTAGGTAGCACTACATCACGGTAATACCATACGTAGGACATGTGAGGCTGCTGGCTCCACTGATAAGACTGAACGAAGTCACCTTCTTGATCTTTCATAAGGTGCATGTGATCAGGCTCAATTACTTTATTAAAAGTATAAAATCTAACAGTATAAGCTTTATCCGAAGATATCATATCTACAACCTCTTGCCAGTCAAGTGATAAGTTATCTTGAAAAGAAATATCTCCTTCAACATATAGCATAAGTGGTGTTCTGATAAGACTAACAGTTCTATTCATCATGGTTGACTGATGATTATGTTCATCAAAAATAATTGGTAGAACGTTGTGCCACTCATGTAATGATTTCCAAAGAATTCTATTTTTATATTCGTCATACATATCTTTGCGGTGAATTTGCTCAACCCTAAGTCCATCTACCTGCAAAATTATTTCGTTATCTGGAAAGTACTGTCTAACACTTCGTATCACTTCGTCAATTATCTCTGTGCTTGGGTGTACAGGACTAACCGATGTGGGAATAACTATTGTTACATCATTAATGTTCATTGATCTGCTCCATAATCTTGTAGGCAAAGTCTCTCTTTTGTTTAATCCACCAGGACACAGCCCTGTGCATATTCGCAGGGTAGTCCGTAGATAATTGGCTAACTACTTTTCTAAGTTTGCCCCAGTGAGCAATCTGTGGAATTGGCATATCGCCAAAAAGTATTTCCCAAAATTGATACACCTCTCCAACACTACTAACCTTATCTGCAATAGGAATGCACAGCATTTCAAGACCTTCATAAAATCTAAAAGAGTCAATGCTTGCATTGCCAGCAGGTGCTGGAGCAAACCTAGCAGTAGCAAGAAGTCTGTAATAGTCTTTGGGCTTTTCTCCTTGTGTAAACCCTTTTGTAAGTCGATACACAGCGTTAGGGATATCTGGAAGAATTTCTGCAATCTGCTGACGACGTTGATGTGTGATTTGACCAGAAAAGTAAACATCTATTTCTTTTGTTGGATAGTCTGGAATAACATTGTCCTTGTGGTTAGGAACTCCAAGTGGAATCTTGTGATACTTTTGGTGGCGAGGGTATGGATACTGAATCCATATTTCAATATTAGGATGATCAATCTTTTCTACATTGAATACACCAAGTTCATCTGCAGTAACAAAGAGAACTACTCTGTTAATCTTTTTAAGATTTTTATTTAAAAGATCTTCTAGTCCAGTCCACTCAAAACCAGGAGCCACGACGAATGCTCTATCGGTTTCTGGCAATACTCTTGTCTGTATAACCTCAGTGTGGTTTCTTGTAAATGCTTCCTGTAAGAATCCAAAATCCCATTTTTCATCTGGGAAGCCCTTGCCTTTTGGTGTAATAGAGTAACACTTAGCCGACATAATAAACATACCCATCTTTTGGTGGGAAATATTTTAAATCAAAGTCTGTATTGTTAAATGGGGTGGGGTATGTATTTGTAATATCCTCGCCACTTCCTGGATAGAGTCCCCACTTACTCTTATAGTATTCACGAGTCTCTTCGTTTAGTTCTGGTCTAAGGTCAACCTTGCCAAGCTTGACGCTATGCCCCATACCAGCATCGTCTACGTCTATCAATACTTTTTCCCATAGACCGTGACCGTCTGGAAGCCTTGTTTCCATAAAGTCTGAGGCGTTAAAAGCTTTTTGAATCCTTAAGCTATAGTCTAGATCGTCGTAACCATATGGAATAAAGTTTTCATCCCAAAAGCCAACTTTTTCAATAATTGTTTTATGAAATGCAATTAAGTGCCAGCCATACACGACCTGTGCTTCAACAACAAGGTGGTTAGAGTTTTTTAGTGCTTCAATAAAATCAAGTCCACCAGACTCTCCAAATCTTATGGATGTTCCACAAACAATAAACCAGTCTGCATCTTGCTCAATAAACCTTCTCATACTAATATTTGTACTTGCAGGAAATCCTATATTGGCAAAAGTATTATCGATAAGCTGTACATTCTCTAGCTTGGAGGTTTTTAAAAATTCATCTTTATATTCTTCTGATGTATATGGAAGAGACACTAAATATTTCATAAGCCTAACTCTTTCAATATTTGTTTCCATCTATGGACATACGTGTGCTCACGTTTAGTTCGCTCGTGTCCAGCTAAACGAATAGACTCACGCTCTTCATCGTGTTCTAGATAGTAGTCAATCTTTTCTTTTAGATCTCTTAGATTACCGTGATCATAGAATACAATTTCTTTTTTGTCTTCAAAGAAAGCGTCAAGTCCAAGGATGTTTGGGTAGATAGTAAATCCTCCACGACCAGTAGACTCAAACAATCTATCAGAAGAGTAGTATGGATAGTTAAAGTTAATGTTTAATGTGTCACCAATAGCAATCTTACTACGAGCATAGATCTTATTCAATGCATCTCCACGGACTACTCCTGTATCACCATCTCCACCAACGTGCAAGAATCTATCTCCGTATGTATCACGCAAGAAGTTCACTAATTCTGGACGGTATGGATACTCAGGGTGATACCCCTTGCTACCAACAAAGATAACATCATAGTCAAAACTATTATTGTAATCTGGATGAATGTAGCATTCTGGAGCAAACACACCAGCAGGAAGAAAGTGACCTTTAACTGAGGTGTTATCGTTGAACCAATCAGCCATAAATTTGTCTGTAGCAAAGAAGTGACT